CAATTGATTTGCGATATGGCCAGCTACTCGGGTCCGATGTGAAGTGACAACTCTGTGACTTGACCTCTATACACCCAGGCATTGCTGTCAGGATTACATCCTGCTCATTATGAAACTGTTTGCGCTCCTCAACCGTTCTAGCAACACGCATTTTGTCCACACGACAGTTGATGTTATTACTATTCAGCACATCAGATACATGTGTTGTCCACTTATGACCCTGTCGTAGCTGTGACGTAAAGAATTCAGTGCCCTTGACCGGGTCGTTGAAGTAGTAGTCGCTTGTGGCCATTGCTTCCATTTCTTACGAACTGTCTAATGCTATCTATTTTGTAGGCACTATGGCTGGCGAGGCAGGGCTCGAACCTGCGACCCAGGGATTAACAGTCCCTTGCTCTGCCAACTGAGCTACTCGCCAAAGATCTTCCCAGATATCTATTACAGAAAAACCAATCTGCCACTCTTTCTTTGGCCTACTTGTTTATCTTTCATATGCTGAAAGAGCCACCGTCATCAGGTTTAATAAAGTTTCAGCGCCGAGCTGGTCTCCAGTGTATGGCTCTGGGTCCCACGGGTTAAAAGAAGATTCAAGTTGAATAGTCTTGCCTTCATAATAGCCATAAAAGTCATGGGTGTCATAATAGGCGCCCGTTGGACCGTTCTGGTCGCCTGGTTGATATTGGGCTATGTCTCCATTATCCCACCAGCCCTTTTCATCAATAAAAACTTGAGTGTTATAATCTGGGTGCCGAAGCCTCCACTCATTTCGCAGTCTCACTCGCTCTGCCAGGTCATCGCAGTATCTACGCAACTGCTCATAATGTGTTGTCATCTTTGTCTCCTTTTGTGGGCCCGGTAGGGATTTAACCCACGACAAAGGGGTTATGAATCCCTTGCTGCAACCAACTGAGCCACTGACTATTTGCGGAGAGAGAGGGATTTGAACCCCCGGTGGGCGCAAACCCACTCCTGTTTTCAAGACAGGCGCATTCGGCCACTCTGCCATCTCTCCTTGCCACCTTCACACGGTATTACGCATGATAGTCGCTTTTAGGTGGGCGCTGAGGGTCTCGAACCCCCGACCTACTCGGTGTAAACGAGTTGCTCTACCGCTGAGCTAAGCGCCCTTTTTCTTTTCCGCACCACTCTTTGAGAGAAACTCATCAAGAGCTTGCCTGATTATTGATCCACGCGAAAGTTTAAGTTTTTCTGATGCACTACTTAGGCGCTGAGATAGTTCAGCCGACACATGAAGCACAAATTTCTCGTATTCTTTATCCATAAATTTTCTTTATATATTTTGGGTCAGTTGATGATCACGAATAGTAAAATTTTTCTTCCTGATTTCTTCATTTTCCTCTATCTGGAAATACCACCCATTTTTATGTTGCCTTATTGGCATTGGGGAAAGCATTCCACTTATTCCCGACCCATAGTGCCCTATAAGAACTTTTCTTGATCTAAAAGGATCTGTAGCTGGAATAACTTTATGAATCAAATGTCCATGCCAAATAATGACATCCCCCTTTTGTGGGGTATGCGTGATGAAGTGCGGATCACGACTATCCACAGCTTTAATAAAATCAATTAGACCATCTGGGTTACTGGGATCATTCTTGTAGGCATTGGAATTATCCATTTTCCATTTATGAGAGCCCGGTATCAACACCAATGGTCCAGCTGTCTCGTCAATATCTTCTAATGCTATTGATATAGCGAAATAATTATCAGCATGATTTGTATTTTCTGTAGTCACATCCCTATGCCAGCTCCTATCTCGGGAATAAAAGTACGTGAAGGCAAGATGTAATCCAACTTTGGGGTGACCAAGATTGCTAAATGCATCCACAATCGCATTGTGACATAACATATTTCTTATTTCTGAATGGTTGATATAGCAAGTAAAATAATCCCACCCGTATTTATTGATAATCTCACCATTTTTAGAGTGATGGGTATTCCAGAAATCTATATACGAGTCTATTTCTGCATGTGGTATGGCTTTATGTAGGATTACATACCCATCTTTTTCCCACTGGTTTTTTAGCATGTCGTAATCATAGTCTTAGTGCCCTCGGTGGGATTTGAACCCACGTGTCACCAACTACCCTTTCTGCACTTTATAAGAGTGAGGGGATACGAGGGCCATCGCTGTTAATTGGAAGCCATTAACCGGCGATGGCTATTCGCTCACTATAGTCGTCATTTGATGGCCAGAAGTAGGGCATGTTTGGATCTTCAGTCCAGCCGAACTGGGCGTAATGCTCTGGGAATTTCCTCAGCAAATTAGCCCTATGTGAGGAGTGAACCTTCTCGTCACCCCACCACAGTGGCATATCCATTTCATCAGGAATGCCACATTGAAGAATCTTGTCTCTACAGGTGTCCTTGTACCCACGGGATATCCATTCATCGCAAATTGCGACACCGTAGGCAATAAGACCAGATAAGTGCCCTTTCCACATCTTGGTAGCCGGGTGATTGGACCACCCAACCTGTCCAGCTTTCCAGCTACTGCCTTCTTTGCCCGGAACTTTCATGGAAGCCCGAAGAATCTGAAGGACCTCCACCCTTTGCTTACCTAGTCTTCTGTAGTCCAAAGACTCTGCACACTCCCTGATGTCAGTATATGGAACAAATGTCTGCATTGGTTTCCCTCCCAATTACTTTAGGCTTTTTGCTTCCTGCCAAAGTACTTAGTCATTTCGTCTCCGTCAATGACCACACCAGTAATTGAATTCCTAATATCTAAAAGTCTGTCCATTACCTCAGAGGCCAGGACCTTGAAGTGGGAATCGTGCTTCACTTGGCTGGATAGCTCCGAAAGGTAATCATCAATTGTTTGCATGGGCAAATACTAGGCCTTACCTGCGCAAATTACAACCATGTAAGTTGCATAAAAAAACTTGATATCGGGGTTGTCTTTAAATTACCTAGGGTTTATATTGAGTGAACCCTACAGACCTAGCGACTAGGAGTATTAATAATGTCAGAATACAGCAAGCTCAAAAATGGCGGACTTTCAAGGGGCCGACCGAGACTCTCCGAAGAGGAAAGGGCTTCTCGTAAGGAAGTCAGCGCAAAGCGCCAAGAAGCTCGCCGACGGGCAATGGTGGTTCTCCAGCATCGCTACCCAGAAGAGTTTGAGGCGATTGTTGAATCAGAATTTAAGGCTCTTCTGAAAAAGTAGAACTTAGTTCAGACCTCTGAAGAATCCTGCCCTTGATCCAAACCGGATTGGGGGCGGGATTTTTTGCTTTTCTTGGACTCATGCTGAACGACGGTGATGAAGTCCTGAAGTCTCTCGTTCTCTTCCTCAAGGCGTCGTGATTCTGCCTTGAAATACGCCAAAGACTCAAGAGGCTTTGGGTCACCAAAAATCATTGCCATTTCATTCACCGTATCCAGAATATTTCTTGCGCTGGGGCTTTCTTGCACGCTTACGACCTTCGCCGTAATTATTTAGAACCCAGGTGTCGTAGTCCTCGGGTACTCCGTGATTAGTTACTACGTAGCGCTCGTACTCGTCTAGCAAGTCTTCGTCTTCATCAAAGCGAGGCATTATTTTTTCCTATTCCTCACAGCTCTGCCTGCACTAGCTGCCGCTCTTGTATTACCAACGAATTGACGACCAGATCTACTGCCAATTCTCTTTTTTCTGTCGGTTGCAGCTCTTTGAGCTGGAGTTAGCCTCTCCCAGGCTGCTGCCGGCAAATACCTAGCAGTTGTCGCTCCACGAATTGCGGGCTTTCCATCCCGTGTTGTCCATTTTTCTCTAGTCCACTTTGAGAGGGACCTCTGCGATCTTCTCTTGCCGCCTCTGTAGCCACCGCCACGCTTTCTGTACTCGTTAGCAAGTAGTTGGGCTTTTCTTGCGGACCATTGACCGGGTCTACCGCCACGGGACCCAGCCATGATCTGTCTTTTGAGTCTTTCTCTCAGCTCTGGCTTCGTATATGAGCCAAGAGACTTGTAGGAGATGATTGGAGCATCACGCATGAACCTACTGACGCTCTCCTCGACCCAATCGTTATGACTATTGCTGTAATTCATCGTCTTCTATTTCCTCGGTGTCGTCTTCCCACGGCATGTCGTTGCCAATTTTCCCAAGAACCTTCTCAATATCATCAGATAGCAAAATATTGAGTGAGTTAACCCTTACATCCTCATCAGGGTGAAGGTAGGCGGATATTCCTTCAGCGAACATTTCTGCCATATTCATGTGCGAATACATTGAGTTAGATCTAGGCATATTCAGTGTCTCGCCAAATGGCTTTAGGGCCACATCCATCATATTTTTTATTGAATTATATTTTTCAGTAATATCTACGACATTGTTGTAGTGGGTTTTATTTCTCACCCAAGATGTTCTTGCCATTTCAATATCATTTAGCAATGACCGATGAAGAAAATGCCCCCATTCATGTCTGATATATCCAGAAATGCTTTTATCAATTTGCTTTTCACCATCAATTGGGCTCGTTTTAGGCAGAACAGATAGTGTGCCATTTTCTCCATAGGCTTCTTTTTCTAGAATTGCCCTAGGGGAGAATGACACTTCCAACCCGAATGGGTTAGATATTGCTACCGGATAGCCCTTTTTGTTGCTTGATTCTTCGCCCTTAGAGATTGCCTCAACCAACTCCCCTGTTAAGCCAGTTGAAAGCATCTTTTCATCATTCTCTTTAGTTCTCATCGTCACAACGGGGAAGCCATATTGCTCAACCGCCCACTTAAAGAGCGGGGATCCATCAATTGATTCTATTATGACATTTCTTAGTTCAGATAGCGAGCTTTCTGAAAAATCAGCAGAGCCAGACTCTCTTTCTGCCCATCTTTCAAATTCGGTCTTGTATCTTTTTTCAATCTCAGGCTCAACATCGGTGCCAACAGCCATATCTAGCCACATGCTGAAGTGCTGATCCCTAGAGGATGGGACAACTAGATTCGCTATCTGTTCACTGGACAAGCCTTTTAGCCAGTTTCTTTTTCTAGCAGTTAAAAGTTCGCCATCAGAAATTTCCTGACCGTAGGAAATTAGCTTTTTGCTTGGTTGCGATTTTTCGTCCAACTTCTGAGCTTTTGTTTCTGTTGCAAAGTCGCTATCCGACTTAGATTCAACTAGGGCATCATGCTGTGGCCTGGTATTGGGGTCAACAATAACGAGCGACTTCCTGAGCATTCTTCCGCTCTCGGTGAAAGGGACCTTAAATGATTCCATTTATATATTTTACTTTTTGGGACCGCTTCTCAGGCGGGTGTCACACTCAAGGCAGAACTCAGCCCACGGGTAATATCTACGCATATTCAATGGATGAGAGCAATCAAGAAGATTGGTGGCTGCATCATTTAAGGTTTTTCTAATCCAGCTTGACAGATTTTCTCCGCCTTTTTCAGAGGCCTGTTTCCATCTCTCCCGCTCATACTCTGTACAACGAATTAAAACCTGCTTATCTATTGTTCCGCCATCATCCTTGGCTATGGGTTTAATAGATAGGTCACCAGACTCCATAACCTTGTCAATTGCGGCTCTGATATTGCTTTTTTCAGTTGTCATATTCTTCTTCTAGCTCGAGTGTCTCGTCATCTTCATCCTCAGAGTCCTCTACGACCTCTGCGTCAATAATTTCAGCCTGACCAAGTAACTGCCTTACTGTTGCTGCCGGGAGAACTCCAGACATTCCCATAATTTCCAGAAGTTGCTTTGCCTCTGATTCTGGGTCAAATTTTTCCTTCGCTTCTCCACCAGCTGCACCAGCCATTGTCACCTTGATTGCGTCCTGAGCCTGATTTGCCATGTCCATTTGAACATTTACATTCACTTGGTCCATACCGAGCAACTTCGTTCGTCTGTCCATGATTGAAAGAACTTGCTGTATTGCTTTTAGGTCTGGTTCGTAAGTGGCTTCTGTCCCGTCGTCAAGTTTGACTTTTCTATGCTGAGTCATAGGCCAGATGGCCTGCTGTAGATTGTCAAGCCTTTCCAGCTCCATGCGTAATACTTCTGGGTAAGCAAGCATTGCCTCCCTGTTCATTCTTTCAAGCTGTCTCTGTATGGCTTTTGATACAACACTTGTTGTTACGCCAAAGCGTCTCGCTATTTCTTGTATTGAAGTACCGGACTGACGCATCTTGAAAATGCGCAGATCACGCTCGCTGAGGAATTCACGCGTGACAGCCTTATTATTTTTTTCTTCGGCCATTATCTGCTCTGTTTACCTAGCTAACTATTTCAAACGGAAATAGCTTACCTCTCTTTATTTTAGTAGGCCATGATCTCTCGTCACGAGCACCTCTAAAATGGCCTATGTCGTAAACATCTGGAATTGCTGATGTTATGTCTGGCTGTAGGGATATTCCGAACTCCGGCCATCTTGACCAGACCGCAGAACCAAAAGGCCGAAGGTCTCTAGAGGACATACTGTTACCTAGTGGTGCATGGTGTTCCAGCCAGAGCGCACAGTCATACACAGTACGAATGCTGTCAAGGTATTTAGCGACTTCAATAGCCACCGACTCTGATGTTCTTCCGCCTGGGTCAACGAAAGACTTATAGAGGGGACCGAGAACAACGAGCTCAGGATTTGTTTTCTGTATCTGCTCTTCAAGCAGCATCCTGTCTTCCATTTTGAGCAAGTCAAGACCCGATGGCTTTATGAAAATGTCATAGACCGGGTCGTTTGTGAAACTTCTTTCCTTCGCCCTCTTGACTATTTTTCTTGCAGAGCGACGAATGATTTTCTCAGGATTTTCTAGGTCAACCATGAGGGTTCTAACTGGCTTGATTCTTTGAAATGTAAATGGATGTATCCCATGCGCAGTAAGAATTGCGACCTGTCTAGCAAGCATGGTCTTTCCAACGCCTTCAGCTGCCACGACTATTACACGTTCCCCACGCTCTAGCAGGTTCTCTATTAGCCAGTCATAGGAATCGTCATCTGATTCACTAATAAGATCATCCCAAGAAACAGACCTACCAGAATCAAGTGGTGTACCAACATTAAATGAGTTGACTATGTTCCCAGCTTTTGTCAGCTTTTGTAGAACATTTAAGTCAGCCCTCATTACGAGCTCTTCAAGCTCCGACACAACATCAAGAGCTTTTTCTGCAATCCCTTTCTCCTTTAGGGCCTTTGGTTCTTCCTTCTGTTTCGGAAACATTGATTCAGGAAGTTCATCAAGATCATCAAGAGTTAGTCCAGCATTGATGTGGTCAGTAACATCTTTGCCCTCTTTGGCTAGCCATATTCCACCAACATCACAGCCAGCCTTTTTTAGTTCTGCATACACCTTGACGGCATGAGCTATCCCTGGCTCGTCGTTATCTGCGACTATTTCAATCTGCGCACCAGAAAGGGCGCTTGTATGTATGTCAAGCCAGTGGCCTGCTCCATTTGGTGCAGTAGTAGCAACCTGACCCTTGGAGATAAGGGTATTGGCGTCTTTTTCTCCCTCAACAATCCATATCGGGATATTGTTTTTCTTAGCCTTTATTACCTCTGGGAGGTTGTAGAGAACTTTCGGTGTATCCCCGAGCGAATAGTCCCAATCACCGCTCTCGGTAGGCCTGCGTTGCCTAAATGTTTTTGAACCATTGACCTGGAGCATTCGCATTTTTTGGAAGAGAAGATTTCCATCCTCATCCAAGTAGTCGTATGTCTCCACTAGTTTTGGTTTTAGATGCTCAAGCGATTGTGGCTCTTCTTTTTTGGCAAAGTCATCCCGCTTGCTTGGTGGCAAAAGTTCAGTTGGCTTGACATTAACCGAATTGCAAATATCGTCAAAACTGCATAGACCTCTATGACAGTAAACAAGAACAGTTCCATCCTGCTCCTCCGTGATTGAGACAGAAGGGTTGGAGTCATCATTCCTACAGGGACACTTGGCTTGCCATTTATAGTCACCACGAGAAGTAACACCCTGGAACTTGTCTACGAATGAATTTGTGTGCTCAAACCTCGCCCCACTCATTCGCTATCACTACTGCTCCCATTTTTTATATGTTCCCCATTGGCGCTCCTGAGGCCAACGCCAGCGAAAAATACTCGCCCCTCCCTTGACAGAGTTACTCCTCTTTTTGAACGCACGACAGCTCTCTGGGCTTCAGTGAGTCCTCCCCATATCCCATATGGTTCATGCGCTAATGAGTAGTCAAGACACTTAGATTGAATATGACATATATTGCAGATTGAGACTGCTTTGGCAGTGTTTTCTTTTATTTTTCTACGCTCATCTGCTTTGGGCGACTTGTTATATACCGGAAACCACATTTCCGTGTCGTGCCCCTTGCACAAACCATCTTCAGGTGGATTGTTTGCGTATTGACTCATTCCCTCTCCCCGTTGTCGGATGCGAAATCCTATACACATCCGAGGAGGAAAGAAAGACGGTGGCGCATTGAATTTTTAGAGATCCACCAACATCGGTAGAGATGACATCAACGGAATCAAGCTGCACTCCGAAGTGGGATGCAATAGAAGCACGCATGTCATTTATTAATGATTCATTACCTGCGTAATTTTCATCATCCAAAATTATTTGGCTTGTTTGATTTTTTTTAGCTAGTGACTGCATTTCACTACTAAATTGTTGCGCTTTGAGGCAACCAACACATGCCAGTTTTGGTGCAGTGGATGCACGGGGACGTATTTCTACATGTCCACACTGAAGCCTGTGTTCATACTGAACACTGCCCCATTTGCCAACTTTTTGTATTGACGCAACAGAACGCCTAGGGGCTTTCCTGTGTTCTGTTGTCAAGACTTATCGCCCAAGAAGCTTCTTTATCCAAGACTTCTTCTTGGTTTCAACAGCCTTATTGAAAGACGCAACGGCAGTGTTAGTCGTCGTAGTAATTGAATTACTGACATTCTCAACAAGCTTTGCGAGTTCCGCATTGCCGGATGGTTTTTCAGAAATCTCAACATTTACAGTATTGGCTGT